TGATGATGGCCACTCTTGTAAGCTATGCTGAACGGCAACAGAAACATGAAGGGTACATGAACTGATGGAGTGGCAACCAATCGAGACTGCACCAAAAGACTACAGGATCATACTGGCCTGTCCTAACGAGGTTGATAGACAGTTTGCTTTCATAACATGGTGGGTTCGTCGTGAAGAGAGGTGGGCAAACAATATCTATGAACGTGAACCCTGTTATTGGCTACCAGTCCCAGAACTGCCAAATGAGAATGAGTTTCTGGTGTCTATCGGTGCCAGAACCCAAAAGGAGAAGTAAATGTTATCAACTTTCTGTCTGGCCCTTGTTGTTTACACTGAGGCAAGGGGAGAACCCCTAGATGGTCAACTTCTTGTGGCAGAGGTAGTACTCAACAGGGTCCAGATGGAACAGTATCCTGACGATGTATGTACTGTGGCATTTCAGCAACACCAGTTCAGTGGCTTAAAAGACACACCTGATCTTGAGACTATCTTTGTTGACCCTGCATGGGAAACATCTATAGACATCGCTGTAGAGGCTCTACAAGGCCCTACCTTGGGGTCAGGTGCCACCCACTACCACACAACCAAAGTCACCCCTTACTGGTCTAAGAAATTGACCCGTGTAGGGAAATACGGTAGACACATCTTCTATACAGGATACTAAGATGAGCGCGTCAGAACACCCTACCACAAAAGAACAGTACCTAGTCCCTATCCACAGCCTCATCAAACAACTAGAACAGATGGCTAGTACCTATGAGTGGAATGGTGAACTTGACAAGTGTGACGCTGTCCTGCTAGAACTACAACATGTACGACACTATCAGATCACAACTGGTAGTTTGTGGTTCCCACTCTTCTAAGGAGATAGACATGATTAACCTACTACAGAAATGTGCATCCTGTGGTGTCAGTCTTGATGACGATCTGAACATCTTATGTGAACTGTGTGAAGAACACCAAGACAGCCTAGAACCTGATCTAGATGACTATGAAAGTGAAGAAGACCATGAGTGACTATCTTGAACAGGTATTGGGTGAGGATTGGAAGAGTATCTTCAATGTAGAGGACTTCTCTTACCTCCTCCGATATTACCTTGAAGATGATCCTTTTGACATCTTATCGGATGATCCTTGAGGTATATAGGGATCGGTGGCGGAAAGGTTCTTTTAGTAAGTGGTTGTACAGTTGGGTGTTGTCAAGGTGCGCGAAGAAAAATATTTCTCGTTGACAGAGCGAACTGTACAACATAACTAGAGCAATGGACCCTATCAAGGAGAGAAGACATGAGTGACGAAGTTCAAGAAGACCCCTTCTACATTGTGGTAGATAAAGTCAAGGAACATGAAGATGGTGGCGCTACCTACACCTTCGAGATGAACCACAAAGCTACACAAGCTATGTGTCAATATGGTCTAGAACTTGTCCTGATCTGTGCAGCCTATGGAGTTGACATTCAGGACGCTTTTGAGAGCATTAGGAAACAACATGTATGAACAAGTAGAACTGATCCATCAACCCTGTCCATACGAAAAGTGTGGGTCGTCTGACGCTTTTTCTTGGAACACTAAGCACCAGATTGGTCAATGCCACAGTTGTCACACGGCCTACCCCAGCAGTGGGAATAAGGTGTTTGACTGGGCATCTAGGGCCTATCCTCTAAAGAAAGACAGAGCCGTGATTAAACTTGTAGAACCTGCCCAAAGGGTAGATGATGAACAAGGTGTGTGGATGCACAATGGGCATCGTAAGGTCACAGCAAGAACTATGGAGTTCTTTGGTGTAAAGACTTATGTGGAAGGTGAAGTACCACTTAAACACACCTACACCTATCCTGATGGGTCCACTAAGACTAGGGTGTTCCCCAAGGAGTTCTTCACTGGTAAGGGCTTCAAGTCTGACAAGCTGTTTGGTATGGACAAGTTCCCTGCTGGATCAGCACAGGCTGTGACCATCACTGAGGGTGAACTTGATGCCATGTCTGGCTATCAGATGATGGGTCAGAAGTATCCCTTTGTGTCGCTACCTTCTGCAACACCTAACAAGCGTCTGCTAGAGAACTGCAAAGACTGGTTGGGGTCGTTCAAGAAGATTTACTTGTCTCTTGACACTGACGACAAAGCAGAGAAGTTTGCTATCTCTTTGATGCACCTGTTCCCCGGTCGTGTCTATCGTGTACCCCACGATGTCTACAAGGATGCCAATGACTTCTTGATGGCTGATGCTTCTGAGGGTTTCTCTAAGGCATGGTTCAGTGCAGGTCTGTTCACCCCTGACAACATCTATGCTACAGAAGAAGACTTCCTAGAACTGTTGCATGATACACCTGACCATTCCTATGTTCCTACTGGGATCATTGGTCTGGACGATAAAATCCTTGGACTTATGCAAGGACACTTCACTGTTATCAAGGCACCTACTGGCATTGGTAAGTCAGAGTTCATGCGGTATCTGGAATACAACTTCATCAAGAACTATCCCGAGGTGAAGTTTGCCACATGGCATCTGGAAGAGACTAAGCTACGTTCACTTCTTGGTGTTGTTTCGTACTATCTCAAGGACAATCTTACCCGTAAGGATTTGATCCAAGAGAAAGGTCGGTTGCAAGATGTAGAAGAGGCTATCCGATACATCACGAACAACACAGGATACATGCAGTTTCACCTTCGTGAAGAAGATGGTGCTGATGAACTGATTGAACAGATCAGGGTTCTAACGCAGGTCTATGGCTGCAAGTATGTGTTCTTTGAGCCTATCCAAGACGTTGTGACAGTATCCAGTGACGAAAGCAAAGAGTCCCTGTTGGCAGAACTGTCTGTTCGTCTGTCTAAGCTGGCTGCTGATCTGAATGTTGGTATCGTTACGATTGGTCACACAAACGACAATGGCGACTTCAAGTATTGTCGGATGATTGGTCAACGTGCCTCTGTCATCATTGATTTAGAGCGTGACAAAGAGGCAAGCGATATGCTAGAACGTAATACTACACGGCTTGTGGTTAAGAAGAACCGTCCGTGTGGTCTTGAAGGAAACTCTGGTGAACTTCTCTTTGATGGAGAAACCTTCACCCTGACAGAAAAAGGAGTAGGATGGTGAACAGAACCGATAAGGCTTTTGAAGACTGGCTGGATGGACCTATGACTGACACTGAGAGCCGCAGGAAGTTTGCACAAAACCGAGGGATAAGCCTTGATGACTTGCGCTGGGCTTTTGGTGGTGGCTGGATTTGGGGACAACGACAAGCAATAAAGGATTTGCAGAATGTCTAAGGTAACAGTCGAACTGGATCACGACACTGTTGATGGAATCTTCCTCAATCAAGTCAACTATTGGCTAGAACACCACAAACAGCAAGTGATGGGAAATCCCACTTGGTATGTTCACCCAGATGATCGGGAAGAGTCTATCGAATACTATGTGGCCTTCAAAAAGGTAAAGGAGTTCCTAGAAGCATGAAAATCATTGTGCTGGATAGTGAAAGTGATGGTCTGTGGAAAGAGGCTACTAAACTTCATGTGGTTGCTTGGACTGATGATGGGGAAACCTACCACCACACCAATGACTACGAAGTTATGAAGTCTCTGTTGTTGGAGAAAGATACCCGGATTGTTGCCCACAACTCTATCCGGCACGATCTCCCTACCTTCAACAAAATCCTTGGGTTGAACCTGAACCACACAAAGTTCATCGACAGTCTGGCCTTGTCTTGGTACGTCAACTTTGAACGGGACAAGCACGGTCTAGAAGGCTATGGCATCGAATACGGTGTCCCTAAGCCCAAGGTCGAGGATTGGTCTAGCCTGTCCTACGAAGAGTATGCCCATCGCTGTGTGGAAGACGTTAAGATCAACTGGCGTCTCTGGAAAGACCTAGAACGGAAACTCCTCAAGCTGTATGGCAACTGGGATGAGGCTGTTCGTATTGTGGACTATCTTGGGTTCAAGATGGACTGTGCAAGGGAAGCAGAAGAGGTTGGTGTACGCCTTGATGTAGAACGCGCACAGAAGAACTTTGACGAACTGGAACGTCTACAACAAGAGAAGTTCGAGGAACTGGTCAAGGCTATGCCTAAGCAACCTGTCTACAAGACCTTCAAGAAGCCTGCACAACAGGTCAAGAAGGACGGGTCTATGACCGAGGCTTGGAAGAAGTGGCTGAACATCCTCTTCCAATCTGAACTGCCTTCTAACTTCGAGGGGGAGACAGTGGAAATGGTCGTGGACTGGGAAGACGCTAATCCCAACAGCGATGCTCAGGTCAAGGATTGGCTCTACAGACTTGGCTGGGAACCCCAGACGTGGAAATACGACAAGAACAAGCAGACTGGTGTAGAGAAGCGTATTGCCCAAGTGCGTTATCCAGCCACCCACGCAGAAGGTGGTCAACTGTGTGCCAGTGTCACTAGCCTCAAGGACAAGGCCCCCGGCGTGGAAATTCTGGAAGGTCTGACTGTTATCCGACATCGCAAGGGCTTCTTCAAAGCTATGCTAGAGAACCACACAGATGGCTGGCTTGTTGCTTCTGTGGCAGGTTTGACCAACACGTTCAGGTTCAAACATGCCAAGCCTCTAGCTAATATCCCAAAGGTGGACAAGCCTTGGGGTGCAGAGATCAGAGGGTGCCTGATTGCCCCTGAGGGCTTCGATCTGGTAGGGTCTGACATGGTTTCCCTAGAGGATACCACAAAGCGCCACTACATGAAGCCCTACGATCCTGCCTATGTGGCAGAGATGAGCCTACCGGGATTTGACCCCCACCTTAATCTTGCGGAGTTTGCAGGTGCTATCACCGCAGAAGATGCAGAGAAACACGCAAGAGGGGAGATTAACCTGAAACCTATTCGTAGCAAGTACAAGGCTGCGAACTACAGTTGCGTCTACGGTGTGGGTGCAGCTAAACTTGCCAGAGAGATTGGTGTGACCCCTAAAGAGGCTACAGCAATCATCAAGGCTTACTGGGAACGGAACCATTCTGTGGTCAAAGCAACAGAGAGTTTTAAGGTCAAACTTGTGGGCAACTCTATGTGGCTACAGAACCCTGTCTCTAAGTTCTGGCACAACCTACGATCTGAGAAGGATCGTTTCTCTACTGCTAACCAATCAACAGGTGTCTACTGCTTTGACACTTGGTTGTCGTTCTGTCGCAAGGCTGGCATTAAGATTGCCATGCAGTTTCACGATGAGGTTGGCTTCTATGTGAAGGAACAAGTGACCGAGTATATCGCAGACATTCTTAAAGGGTCTATCAAGAAGACCAACGACAAACTTAATCTGAATGTCCTGCTAGACGTAGACGTGCAGATCGGAAAAAATTATGCCGAAACGCACTAAATACTGTGGTTAGACAGTTGACAAGAACCAACTGTACAACTATATGCAAAGACCGACCGAATCAGTTCTCCTGACAAAATGAGGAAAAGATGGCTACTGCCTATAAAGAAGTGACTACGACTGGCCCGATTGAGTGGGCTAAGGTGTTCGAGAACAACCGTGAAATGGTTGGATATGAAGGTGTCTATGAGCCTTGTGATGGGGCATACACTGTCACTCAAGTTCTCGACAAGTCAGAGTTTGATAAACTCAAGAAAGCGGGTTCGCAGAAGAAGCCTATCCAAAAACGTCTACTGGAAGGTGATGGCAAAATCGCTGTCAAGTTTGAGCGTAAGCACCTTGTCCAGAAAAGCGATGGTACGCCCATTCTGAAAGCTGGTGGTCCTCCGAAAGTGGTCAACAACGAAGGTAAGCCTTGGGATGTTGAGGTCGATGGTCTGATTGGTAACGGAACTGTCGCAGAGGTTACCAACCTCATTACAACTTTCAAGGGTCAGGATGGTAAACCTATCAGCCGTACCTCTCTCACCAAAGTCAAGATCGTTGAGTTCCTGCCCTATACCCGTCCCAACCAAGAGGAAGCTGCCTGATGCGGTTCACATTTGGAATGTATGACTTTGATGAAGATGGCGACCACCGGGCTGTCAATGTCGAAGGTCGAGCGGAGACGGTCCCAGAGGTTCTAGAACTGTTCCTATGCTTTATGCAAGGCTCTGGGTACAAATATGTGAACCAGATGGTAGCTGTCTATGACAACGGCAAAGAAGTGGAAACAACACTTTGACAAAGATCAATGCCCGACTGATTGGACTTACTCAACCAACAATCGAGGCTCGTATCCCTAATTCGGAAGGCATCCTAGCATACTGCGCTAGGGTGTCTAACCCCTCTAACCAAGACAACTTCGACACAGCAGAGAAACTCCTGAACTACTGTGTCAAGAACAAACATTGGTCAGTCTTTGAGATGGTCAATGCTGTTGTTGAGGTAGAGGCTCCGAGGGATATTACCCGACAGTTGTTGCGTCACCGCTCGTTCAGCTTCCAAGAGTTTAGTCAACGCTACTCTGACGAGATTGAGTTTACTGAGCGTGAGTTCCGTAGCCAAGATACTAAGAACCGTCAGAATAGTATTGATGACCTTGATCTTGGTATTAAGCAATACTTTGAACAGGGTGCCTCAAACCTTGTAAATCACATCGAA